TGCTAAGCGGGGTGCTGTCGCAGCTATAAAAGCATTTAGCTTTGGTGCCCTTGATTTAGAGGAGGAAGTGGAGAATGCAGTTGCAGAGTTCGGTGCGGAAACATTTACCGATTTAGTCGAGGTTTACAAGGCGGAAACCGCATTATTTGACCGTTTTCGAAAAAAACTAGAGGAGACAGTAGGGGCTCTAGAGGTGGATGGTAAGGAGCCTACTCTAGTGTTTTTCATCGATGAACTTGATCGCTGCAGGCCTAGTTTCGCTATCCAGTTGCTAGAAAGAATAAAGCATCTATTTGACTTGGCTAACATCTGCTTTGTCCTTTCTGTAAATAAGGGTCAGCTGGAGTCGGTCGTCCGTGCGGTTTATGGGAGTAATATTAACGCACAAGAATATTTGAGGCGATTCTTTGATTTGGAATATGGGCTGCCTGCTGGTAAGTCGGTGGATTTTACCGCTGCACTTTTAAAAAGGTTCGATGTGGATAGTTATTTCATAGATGAAAATGGCAGCGGGGCTTTTCATTTGGTGGAGGATCGACAACTTTTTATTGACTCTTTCACCGCGCTTTCTGATGTTTTTGAATTGACTCTTAGAGCAAGGGAGCGCTGCATTACCAGATTCAAGATAGTTTTGGATCAGACTCCCAACAATAACAAACTCTATCCGCAGCTTGTGGCGCTGCTGGTGGTGGTGCGGGCTACCGATCCTCTTCTTTTTGAAAGAATTGCTAATGGTCGGATCACCCCTTTTGAAGTAATGGATTATATGGGGCAAAAGAGATATGGGGCCGGCTTTGTAGACTCGGATGAAGGTCGGATTTTGTTAGGGCTTCTGATAGCCTACTTCCCGCTATCTAAAAAATACAAAGAATTCCACGATCAGGCTATTTATTTCTCTGAACATACTTCAGGAATGGAGCAGGAGGGATGGTTGCTAGTTGTTCGTGTTCTTACGAATGAAAAAAGAAATAACAGTGCTAGGAGCTTTCAAGAGCTTGCCAGGAAAATCGATATTTCTTCAGGGGTTAAGCTGTAGGTATTAAATCGGTTAATTGTCTAGGCAGCTCAGAACTAGATTGCTTGACAATCTTGCGTCATCTGTATTTGGGCCAATCAACTCGGGGCGAGAATACCAAACCTTGGGCTTATCTTTCTCAGCGCGGTCCTTCAGGCCGTACTGGTGGACGCGGGCGATGCGGGAGACGCGGCCGGTGAAGCCGATCACGGCCTGCTGCGGCGTGCCCTTTGCCTTGAGGTAACGGGCCATCTTCAGCTTCTCGAACATGCGCCGCCTGATGCGACCCTTCTTGCCACGCAGATCCCGTGGCCTGCGCGCCTCGAACGGTGAGCCATCCGGATTCACCTGGGCGCTGACCACGCTGCCGATGGCAACGCCTTGGGCGGTCTGGCCGTTGGGGCTGAGGACCAGAACCTGCTCGCCTACGGTGGGCGGATCCCAGTCGCGGGTGGTGCCGGCGCGCAGGGCGGCCCAGGGCAGCCAGCTGGTCAGCAGGTCACCACTCTGAACCCGAACCCAGGCAGGGCGCTTGTCTGGGAGACTGCCATGGTCGACCTCGGCAACGGTGCCGAGGCGGATCAGGTTCTCGAGGAGGCGGGAGAGGGCGGCGATATCGGTCATGCCGCGGAGGATGGCGACCGCGTGCGCGAGGTGCAGCCAGGGGGATGTGTAGCCGCGCGGGCTACAAATCAGAGCCCCGGCCAAGCGTAGCGGACACACTCAAGTCTCAAGGGATAGGTCCATTCAGACGGGAGGATTAGAGATGGGGCGCCTATACCGACCCACACTGGAAGACCTAGAGGAGGCCATCGTTGGCTACGAGTTGATGATAGCCAGGCTCGAGCAGCAACTCATCAGGGTGGACCTGGACAGCGCATCGAGCACTGATGCCCTTCGCCTGCTGGAGGGCCTGCAGATCGAGCTGGAGAAGGACCTCAAGCTACGGGGTGAGCTTTTGAACAAGAAGTACGAACAGTCAGACGAGTAATCCATCTAGAAGCGAGTCGCGCAGCTGCTGCAGGTCCTGGTCAGATAGGCCGAGCACTTCGCGGCGGGCGTAGCGGACCTCGGGTGCCCCTCGCTCGGCGCGGTCCTTCAGGCCGTGTTGATGGACGCGGGCGATGTGGGAGACGCGGCCGGCGAAGCCGATCACCGCCTGTTGCGGCGTGCCCTTGGCCTTGAGGTACCGGGCCATCTTCAGCTTCTCGAACATGCGCCGCTTGATCCGTCCCTTCTTGCCGCGCAGATCCCGCAGCTTGCGTGCCTCGAACGGTGAGCCATCCGGGTTCACCTGGGCGCGGATTCGCTGTTGCTGACTGCGACGCAGTTGCTGGGCAGCCTTGCGGGCCAGTTGGGCCCGGCCGCGGCCGTCGAGCTTCTGCAGGAGCGGCGATAGCCAGGTCTCCAGCGCCTCGAGGTCAGCCACGACGGCGGCCCGGGTGCGGCGTTTCCAGGGCCAGGGCGTCGCCGGCGGATCCCGATTGCCATTCGGCGAGCAGCTCGTCGCCGGCGAAGACCTGCCAGGTGCCGGGCTCCTGGTACGCAGTGCAGGGCCGCTCTGGTACGTGCTCAAGCTGATAGGTGTCGTTCGGCTGGCGTTTCACGACCACGCGCTCGGTGAGCGGCAGGGTGATGGCCAGATCTACCTTGGAGTTGTCCAGGATGTCGGCCTCGAAGCCGATGCCCTGGGCGGACTTGTCCAGGTTGGCCAGCAGCTCGGACTGGTTCGTCCGGACCCAGGCCAGCAGCGGCAGCATCACCGCGTCCGGGTGCCCGGCGAAGTCGGTGAGGATGATCTGCAGTTCGTAGCCGTACTCCCAGGACAGGCTGGCCGCCGCGGTGCAGCGCAGCTTGCCCTTGTCGATGAAGACCAGCAGCCGGTCAGGGCTGTGGCGCAGCTCCGGCACGGCGGCGAGCAGGTGAGCGCGGAGGCTCTCGGGCTTGTTCATGGGTGGACCTGCTGGGCGTCATAGACCATATCGACCTGGGCGGCGCAGTCGGCCCAGGCAGCTTCCAGGGCCTCGCTGTCGTCCAGGAGCTCGCCGTTATTGCGCGGGGCGGTCGACGGCAGCTGGCAGCGCGTTACCACTGGACAGCCATTCACGGTAAGCCGTGGCACCGGTGAGGACGGGCCGTTCGCGCAGCCGGCGAGCAGCAGCAGGCAGAGGCTGGCCAGCCCAAGCCTTGAGGTCGGCGTTTTCATTTTCGAGCTCCTGGATCCGGCGCTTGCGGACATCGATCTCGCGGCGCAGGTCTTTCTGGGTGGTCTGCAGCTGGGCCTGGGCGGCCCGCTGCTCGGTGAGGGTGTCGGTGAGGTGGTCGCGCTCGCCGGTCAGCTGGGTGACCTTGCCCTCAGCGACCTCGCGCTTCTGGTTGGCCTGGTCGATGCGCAGGCCCTGCCCATAGAGGGTGAGGCACAGCACGGCGATCGTCAGGACCAGGGCGAGTGCGAAGAGCGCCTTCTCCTTCCAGGAGGTCATTGGCGATACCAGCCAGCGCGGTTCATCGCCGCCTGGTCCAGGTGCTCAAGCTCGCCGATCACCACGACAGCCCGCACGCCTGGCTTGGCGGTCTGGATTGCTTCACAGAGACGCTCGGCCTCCTCGAAGGATGCGCCGGCCGGCAGGATGAAGACCTCCCCATCCTGCGGCTGCAGGCGTTGCACGTCAGTGACGGGTGTCATGCGGCGTCCTTAGCCTGGGCGGCGGCGCTGTAGCGGGCGAAGGCGCGTTCGAGCTTCACGTCGTAGAGGTTGCGGGCGTAGGCCGGGCCGTTATAGCCGCGGGCGAAGTCGGCCCACTTGCCGGCCTTGAGCGCCTTGAGCAGGGCGGGCTCCGCCTTGACGAAGCGGACGAAGGCGTCGAGCTGCTCGGCTTCGCTGGTCTGCATGCGGGTGACGAAGTCCTGGACGCTGGCATAGCCCAGGTCCTGCCAGTGGTACCCCATGACCTGGAACAGGCCCCAGCTGCACGACTCTAGCGCGCAGGCCTCGTCGATCTGCCGGGCCGAGGTCAAGCGCTGCCACTCGGCCGCGCCGCCGGCGTAGCCGCCGGACTTCGGGTTGATCAGGTTCGGATTGAGCGCAGCCAGGCGATCGGCCTCGGCTTGGCCGTGGGCCTTGACCAGGCGCTGGTAGAAGACGTGGCGCTCAAACAGGATCACCACCCGGCCGTTGTCCAGGAAGCCTTCGCCCTTGGACTCGACCTCATTGACCGCCTGGACGGCCGCGACGGGGACGCCCAAGGTCTTGGCGGCGAACTCGAGGTCGGCGAAGCCCAGATGCAGCGGGTCGCGCTTGCCCAGCAGGGCGGCGAAGGTCTTCGGGCCAGCGATGCCATCGGCGACAAGGCCGACAGAGCGCTGGAAGGCTTCGACGGCGTGCTCGGTGCCTTCGTCGAAGTCGCCGTCCAGGTCGACGGTGAAGCCGGCCGCGGCCAGGGCTTTCTGCAAGTCGCGCACGGCCAGGCCGTGGGTGCCGATGATCAGGATCTTGGGCTGGTTCATTGCGTTTCCACCTTGCGTTCGACGAAGCGTTTAGCCGCGGCGCGAGTGCCCTCGACGCCCAGCAGTCCGATGATTCCGCCCCAGAAGGGGCCGGTGCTGGCGGGGATGCCCAGCAGGGAAAGGCCATGGCTCGCCGCCAGGGCTAGGGCGCCACAGAGCGGCGCTTCGAGCAGCACGCGGCGCAGGGTGCCGCCGCCGTAGGCGATGCGCAGGGCGGCAATGACGCCAGCCACCAGTCCGGCGTAGAGCGCCGGCCAGTTGTGTTCGAGCCAGGCGGCGAGCCAGGCCCAGGTGTCGGGACGGTCGGGCATAGGAGGTTTCTCGTGCATGGGGTCAGTCCCAGAGGTTCACCGGCTGCTGCGCGGCAATGCCGGCAGAGGCTTGGGCGGGGGCGTCTGGCAGGGTGATAGGGGTGCCGATTGGCAGGATCGGACCTAGCTCGGCCAGGCCCGGATTGGCTTCGAGCGCGGCCTCGGTGACGCCCTGGGTGCGTCCGTAGTGCCGCAGGCAGATCCGGTCCAGGGTGTCGCCTTGCTGGGCGCGCACGAGGGTGGCCATCAGATGAGCTCCACGGTGGTCCGGGTCAGGCCCAGGAAGTCGCGGATGGCCCAGCGCTGATCGCGCCGGTATTCGTCGATGGTGGGTGTCTGAGCTTCGGCGTCCTTGTCGCCCTTGGCGCTGCTGTCGTAACCGCGGTACCGCTCGGCGACCTCGGCCGCGGTGGCGGCATCGATCGCGCGCAGGTACAGGTGGGCACGCTCGCTGACGCCGTCGACCAGTAGCGCGGGCACGGCGGCCAGGGTCGCGTAGCCGCTGGTGGACTGGGCGAAGCGGTAGCCGGCGAGCTCGCGGTTGACGCCGATGGCCGCGGCGATCACCGCCGCTTTCAGCTTCTCCGTGCTGACGCTGCTGTCGATCCGCAGCCGCGCGCGGACCTGGTCCAGCTCGATCGCCGGCCAGAAGGGGTCGGACACCACCTGACCGCTGGCGACGGTGCCGCCTGCAACGAATCCGCTCATGGTGCTGCTCTCGAATGGGTCGCCGGTGGTCGGGGCTTCACGGTCCCAGGCGAGGCCTGGCCGATCCGCCCCGAGCCGGCGGGGTTGCGGGGGACCGCTCGGTTAGCCGCCAGGGGCGGCATGTTTCTTGGCCCGGCGCTCGGCCCGTTCCAGGTCTTTCTTGCCGCCACAGCGGTCGTGCAGGCCGATCGCCTTGCGCAGCATCTCGATCGCCGAGACCAGTTGGCCAGGTCGGCCGGGTCGATCCTCGTCGACGTCGGCCAACTCGGCCCGGCCGATGGCCAGGTAGAGCTTGGCGCGCGCCTCGTCGGGCATGTCGTGCTCATCGGTGAGCACGGCGGTGCGGATCAGGATGTCCAGGTCAAAGGTCTGGCCGGCCTTCTGCGCCGCCAGTGCGCCCTCGGCCACTTCCTCGGCAATCAGGCAGCCCGGGGTGCGTTCGAAGCGATCGGGCATCAGCAAGCCGTGGCGCAGCACGTAGGCGGCGATGTCCAGGGCGCCGGCGAACTCGCCGGCATCGATGCGCCAGATCATCACGGTGACCAGCACTTCGTCCTGGGCACCGTTGCCGCCCTCGAGCACGCCGCTGACGTAGTCGGCGTAGGCGCCGAGCAGCTGCCGCTTGAGCTCGGCCTTGGCCTGGGTGGATTGCACCTGCTTGAGTCGCAGCCGGTCCTGCAGCAGCTGGGCCAGCTGCTGCTCGTACACGGTGCGGCCCGCCATGCTGTCGGCCGGCCCGGCGGCCGCGGCGGCGAGCGCCGCTGCAGCTGCCTGGAAGTGGCTTTTCGCGGGAGAGGAGGCCATGGCTTACACGCCCGTCACGATGTTTTCGATCAGGCAGCCGAAGCCGTAGTCTTCGACCACGTAGGCGTCGTTGCTCGACTCGTAGTTCTCGATGCGGTTCTTCTCCGGCGCCTCCTTGACGAAGCGGCGACGGCCACCGGTTTGGTAGTAGAGCGACAGGTTCTGCAGCGAGGTGATGAGCATCCCGTTGTCCGGGCAGTACGGCACCTCCACCGGCTGCAAGCCTCCCATGCGGCGCTGGGCCAGGATCACGTCGGTGGCCAGCTTCTCGGAGGCGGGCTGCTCCTTGTTCACCAGCGGGAAGTACTTGTCGTGCACCAGGTCGCGGCCGAGGATCACCACCAGGCCCGGGTCCTTGCGGTACCAGGGGTCGATCAGGTTGCTGACCGCGTCGAAGACCAGGGCGTCCAGGTTGTTGTAGTCAGCGTCGCTGCCGGTACCGATCACGATCTTGCCTTCGGCCTTGCCCGACTTCAGCACGCGCTGCGGTGCATTGCTGCGGTACTGCTGCAGCCAGCCGATGTTGACGTCCTGGAGCAGTGGATTGGTAGCGCGGTTGGTGGTGGCCGCGGCGCTGGTGCCGTTGAAGCCGATCACCTGGCCTTCCGGCAGGCTCTGTACCTGGATCGTCATGTTGCTGAGCACGAAGACCTCGTCGTCCAGGTCGCGGTCCGGGATCGCGAACCGGTTGCCGAGGGTATCCTGCAG